GAGCCGTTGTGGCAGGCGCGCATGTTCCTATACTTCTCGGCCTGAATGGCCGCGAAGGTCTGCTTCTCCTCCTCCGTGTGCAGGTAAGTGCACTTAGTTCCGAATCGGCAGTGCGGGCCAAAGCGGCACGGCTGCGTCTTCTTCACGGGGTAGAAACTCTTGCCCGACATTTCTGTGTGTAGTTGAAAACTTGAGACAGAAAGATAGAGCGGTGTAGTATTCACTTTCTTTGATAATTTAAAATCCGTTTTGCTATCAAGGTGAACTTATAGGATCTTCATCTAGAATAACTACAACTGGTTCACTTGTTATCTTTCGTGTCATCATTCTATGATGTTTACACTTAAGCCCAAAGCAACAAAATCCAGTAATTAAAGTTGTAAACGCAATAATCATGGTAGTTGTTTGATCCATTAATTACTTAAAAACAAACTACATCTAAAAGATAGATATGTCATTCGAAATTGTTATGGGACCTATGTTTTCTGGAAAGACAACATATGCAATTTCATATGTTCAACAACAGGAAAGTATTGGTAAGAAGGTTGTTATTGTTAAACCAAATATTGATACTCGTTACTCGTTGCAGAATGTGATCATGTCGCATAACAAACAGTCACATCCGTGTCTAATTTGGGATGTAAATATTCATTTGTATGTCGTACAAGAAATGCTAAATGCTGATTGTATTGTTATCGAAGAAGCTCAGTTTTTTACAGGATTGCTTAATATTATAAAACCACTCGTCTTTGTTCATAAGAAACGTCTACTTATTATAGGACTAAATGGTGATTCATCTCAATGTGTATTTGGTGAACTATTGGACTGTATACCACTTGCAACAAAAGTTACATGTTTGAGCGCACTATGTTCAATTTGTAAAGATGGAACGCCTGCTCATTATTCTAAGAAAATGACTACGGATATGGTTGATGATCAGGTAGATGTGGGAGGAGCTGATAAGTATATTGTGGTATGTTTAAAACATTTATAATTTAATAATGGACTACAAATACTTTGTAGAATTTCTCGGAGTACTTGTGTTACTCTATACTCACTTTTTCACACATGCTAATCCGTATGCAATGGGAATAGCTACATTTGCGGTATACAAAATTGGTGAATCAGTTGGTGAAACATACTTTTCTCCTCTAACAACAACTATTGGTTACTTCTTGGGACGTCTCGGTCAAACAGAAACCATTTATCTAATCATATCTCAATGTGTTGCTATTGCACTCATACTTGTAGTGTTCAAACCATTGACGTTGTTCATAAAAAACGGATAACATGACAGGTAACAATCGTATATCAAAAATGAGTCTTTATATTTATGTTACGGATCCGGTTCTACGTCAAATGATGCGTGATCACGTGGCGAAGCGTCGTGTTACCGATTCGGGTTGTGATCTACTATGTCCCGATTGGGTTTCTGGCGATACATTGTTTGGAGCTGAAATGAGACTAGGAGTTCACTGTGCTGCACTCACAGATAATGGACAACCTGCTCCTTATCTACTTCTAGCTCGCTCATCTACTAGTTTGACTCCTCTACGCATGTCAAATCAGATTGGTCTTGCAGATATGGGATACCGTGGTGAGCTAATTGCTCGTGTTGATGTTCTATATGGTTCATTTCATGCTAAGCAAGGAACTCGTCTGTTTCAAATTGTACAACATAACTGGATGCCTTGGAAAGAAGTCGTTCTAGTTGATTCATTGAATGATCTACCGCCTGCTCCTGACAATCGCGGAAATGGTGGTTTTGGTTCTACAGGAACTTAGTAAAACGGATAATAATTATTTTTTTGTTAAGACATCAAAAAATGGACGTCTCTCGTATTAATCGTAAGGGCTTCCCATTTCCGTATGGATATGATAACTTCAAGACAGAACTTGAAGATGGTATTCAGGCTGCTAATGAGATTGAAGCATGGCCTTGGCTAAAGAACTATCGCCCATCGGATTATGAGAATATTGACAAGTTTGACAGTAAACTCAAGTATGCAGATCACCACTCCGATGGCTCTCATGCTTTTATGATGCGTTCACTTGAATATATTGCAAACCATGGGTTTGACGAGTTTGTTCTGTTTATGAACAATCACAAGATAGATGCTCGTCCACCTACACCTGTACCTCCTCCTGTTAGCCAGATTATTGATCAGGCAAACACTAGAGATGCTGTAGAGGTATTAACATCGGCACCTATTGTTGAGCTACCAGAGAAAGTAACACGCGAGCAGATGCTTGCAGAGACCAATAACAACATGTCGCTCGACGATCAGCTAAAGTCTATTGCAAAGTTCAAGGATATTCCGATGACGTACGCTGAGATGCGCAGCCGTTACGGGTAAATATACTTGCTAAGGATGCGTCACTACATATAAATGTTTCATACAATTTGAAATTTTTTTTCATGTAAAATGCAACTGCATCAGTGTTTGAGTTTAAAACTTCAAGCCAAACATTGTAGTTTACCATATCTAACATTTTTGTTGCAATACCCCGATTTCTATATTCTTTATCAACTGCTATATATGATACTTGATAATCATGTACTTCATTTGGTCTGTGAGACAAAAGTAAAAACCCCACGACTCGATTCTTATCAATTGCTAAAATTGAATTATTATCAATTACAGTTTTTTCATAGTATGGTATTTCACTATGATCAAAAATAGATACAAATAACTGATCAACTGACAGCTGTCGTTTTTCTGAAAAGTGAGTATATATCATTTACATAAAACAGAATAGTTATAAATAAGCCTTCTTAGCTCAGTGGTAGAGCACCAGCTTTGTAAGCTGTAGGTCCTGGGTTCAATCCCCAGAGGAGGCAAGTAAAAAAACTAAACAGTTGGTTTACTTGCCTTCGATCCAGTGAGTCATGTCGGTATGTCTCGCATTCAAACGTTCAACCCAATCTTGAGCTTGTGTGTATGACAAACAGTAGTCACCATACCCAACGTATCCCGTGGCGTGATAACGATACGCGACGCGATACATTTTATTTGGGTTAAAACTATATTCTAATTTCAAAATTCGTTTTTACACTAAATCACGAATCAGAACAAGTGAAATTGTGTCGTGTATAATTGCACCCCAGTATGCTGCATACCAACTCGTTTTGAAACCAAAAAGCATAGTTAAAATGACCACAATTGAACGCAGAAAGGTATTGAGAAGAACGTTCGACGTCGGAAAGAACCACACGTCCATTTAATGTAAAACGAATTTTTATTATTTAACCACGGTTGTCATTTTATAACTATGTGGAAAGATATCGATGGATTTGAAAATCGGTATGAAATAAGTGATAAAGGAGAATTACGCAATAAAAGCACAAAAAAGTTATTGACTCTAAAAATTGATAAATATGGTTATCAACAAATAGGTCTTCGAAAACTAGGAGATCGTAAAAAGACATGGTTTAGAATACATCGTCTTGTTGCATTCGCATTTGTTAATCCTCGTGATAATTGGGAAGAGTTATCAATAGATCATATTGACAGGAATAAGTTAAACAATAATTATTTGAACTTAAGATGGGTTACACCACAAGAAAACTGTAATAATCGCAAAGATACATGTTGGGCCACAAATACTACAACAAAACAGCTGCATATTAGTGCTTATAAAAATGGTTTTATGCTACGTATCAATAAAGTCAATTTGAGACATACATCATGGCATAGAACTTTAGAAGAAGCAATTCAAACGAGAGATACCATTTGAGAACTCGCCCTCGACATCGTTGGCTAAAATTTTTTCTTGCTGAATATCATAAACATAAAATGGGTGGTAAACAGTATTAAACTGCCACCAAGAGTGTTGCGAAAAGGCAATGCTAGTCCGGTAACATCAAGGGCAACACCGTCAAATTGCGGGAAACTCCTGTGAAATTACAACTACCACCCCTTATTTGAAAGAATAAGTGCCGGAACCATAGGGAAACTTATGGGCATGGTAAAAATGTTGTAAGTAAGGACAATCCGCAGCCAAGTTCGTCTGTCTATTTGTGACAACGAATGCTGTTCAGAGACTGAATGGCGGTGGGGGGAACTATAGTCCCCTTAAGATACAGTCCAACCACTCCGAAAGGAGGTTCTCAAGAGGAATTATACAATGTTGTTATCCATTGTATGAGGAGAGCTTGAGATTGTGGTATACAAAAGCCGGTTGTATACCACAAGGAGTTTTGGGTTTAATGCAGCTTGTTTCGTATGGTGCACAGGATATTTACATCAGCGGCAATCCGCAGATTACGTTCTGGAAGATTCTATACAAGCGTCACACGAATTTCGCCGTGGAGTCCATTGAGGTGACGTTCAACGGTCAGGCCGATTTCAACAAGCGTGTAACGGCCGTCATCAACCGTAACGCTGATCTAATGTACAAGACGTACGTCCAGGTTGTTCTACCGCAGATTGACCTAACGGCGGAGACTGGTACGTTTGGTAGCGCCTTCGTTGAGGGTGCTGGCTTCCGTTGGCTCAATTACATCGGCCACCGTCTACTCAAGCAGGTGGAGCTCGAGATTGGTGGCCAGCGCATCGACCGCCAGTACGGCGACTGGATGCAGATCTGGACGCAGCTCACGGTTGAGGCTGGCCAGGTTCGTGCCCTTGAGTCGATCATTGGTAACACGCACGACCTAGTTCTCATGAAGCGTTCTGCTGGTCTAGATCTCGATGCAACGTGCTCTGCTTCCGAGACGACGATCTCCTGCGTGCCGCGCAAGGGTACCCCGGCGAAGACGCTTTACATCCCGCTCCAGTTCTGGTTCTGCCGCAATCCGGGTCTAGCGATCCCTCTCATCGCGCTCCAGTACCACGAGGTCCGCATCAACGTGGACTNCGAGACATGGCAGAACTGCCAGTACGCGGAGACGACTGTCGGTACGGCCGCTCCTGCGCCGGCCCAGTCCCTCGCGGCTGCCTCTCTCTATGTTGACTATGTCTACCTAGACACGGAGGAGCGTCGCCGCTTCGCCCAGCAGTCCCACGAGTACCTCATCGAGCAGGTGCAGTACACGGGCGCTGAGAGCATCACGAGCTCGAGCAACAAGCTCCAGCTCAACTTCAATCACCCGGTCAAGGAGCTCCAGTGGGTCGTCCAGCGCGACTCGTTCGTCGACTGCTCTAACCCGGCCTGGATTGCCTCAGTTGGCGGCCCGCAGCCGTTTAACTACTCTGATGACTTCAGCACGGATGGTATCATCATGTCCCTCCTCTCCCAGGCGGCTGGCACTACTGCCGGTGCCGGCGCAAGCGCTGTTCTAGGCCAGGGCCCTACGCAGACGACGTCCATGATTGGCGCCGATAGCATGGATGTCGGTGGCGGTGCCGAGTTTGAGTCTGGTGTCAACTACCTCCTCGCGAAGGTCGTTCTAGACTCTGGCATCCGCTGCGAGGGCAAGAATCCGACGGAGGTTGCCAAGCTCCAGCTCAACGGCCAGGACCGCTTCACGGAGCGTGAGGGCAGCTACTTCGACAAGGTACAGCCGTTCCAGCACCACTGCCGCACGCCGTCCACGGGTATCTGCGTGTACAGCTTTGCTCTCCGCCCGGAGGAGCACCAGCCGTCTGGCACGTGCAACTTTTCGCGTATCGACAAGGCGACGCTCCAGCTCACGGTGTCCCTCAATACGGTTACGGGTGCCCGTACGGCCCAGGTCCGCGTCTACGCGCTCAACTACAACGTTCTCCGCGTGATGAGCGGCATGGGCGGTCTAGCCTACAGCAACTAGAGTGGCTGCTGGCTAGTAATCGTAGAAGTTATAACAAAAAACAAAAACTACAAATGAGTTTTCAAACGAAACATCATTTGTAGATAAATGGATGAGCTGTCGTGTAAGTATGTTGGGTCTTATGCTCTAATGAAATCGTGTAGTAAACGAAACCCAGTTGCTACTTCAGATACGAATATTCTTAATCCTGCATGGTATTCAAATTTGAAAGATGGAGACATTTTGCATGTATGCCCCCAAGCAATTCCTAAATTTGTATCTGAAGTATTGCCCACAATTAAAACAAAATTCATTCTTGTATCAAATGCTTCAATCATGACAATACCAACGGATGTGAAAGAATCATTTGTAATACTATTGAATCCTTTCTTACTTCGTTGGTTTTCGCAAAATTGTACATCAGATCATCCCAAATTAACTAGAATTCCCCTTGGATTAGACTATCATAGTCTTCGTCCAGAACCAAAGACATTTTTATGGTCTACGCCAAATAATAGTCACAAATGGGGAGAAAAAAAGATTCCTATCGATCAAGAATTTGATTTAATAAAGATTCAAAAATTAGCACCTTCATCTCGAATATGTAAAGGATATGGTAACTTTCAATTTTTAATGACAACACGTTTTGGAAAAAGTGATAGAATACAAGCATATGAAACAATTCCAAAGGAAATAATGTTTTATGAACCAAAACAAACAACTCGAATTAACTGTTGGAAAAATATGGTTAATTATACATTTGTAGTTTCACCACAAGGAAATGGTCTCGATTGTCACCGCACATGGGAAGCACTTTGCTTAGGTTGTTATCCAATTATAAAAACGTCTGGACTAGATCCACTTTTTGATGATTTACCTGTTTGGATAATCAAAGAATGGTCGGATGTAACTGCAGAAAGTATGAATAAAAAGATGATAGAATTCCAATCAAAATCATTCAAATTAGAAAAACTTACACTAAAGTATTGGCAAGATATAATAGAAAATGCCAAACAATAAGACACTACGAGTAGGTTCTCGTCGACAGGTATTCAATGGAACTGCAGAGAAAACAGTTGGTGGTCTACGCAAAGAACATCTACTAAGAAATAATGCCGGTCGTATTGTATCCGCAAAGCGTCACCACACTATGAAACGCCGCATTGCTGGAGGAGAATTTAGCAAAACGGACGAATAAAAATAAAAAAAACAAACATTACATAACCCAAGAAATCGAACTTTACGGCCATCAAGATGACGAACGTCAAGACGAAGACTGTCAAGACGAAGCCCATCAAGAAGGACAATCGTTCAAACTTTACGGTCTCCGTCCTTTCAGCATTGATCATGGAGGGAAACCAAGAAGAGATCAACAAAATGATTCTGGAGGGGAAGGTAATAAGACTACTTTCAAATCCGGCAATTAAGAATCTTCTGAAGTTTCTGCGTGCCGCACCCAATCTAGACGTTGAGTTGGAGGCTTTCTACAAGTCTTTACTCATTTAAAGAGTAAATGAAGGACGTAGTCGACTCTTGGGTTAAGAGCATAAACTGGAAAGTTGGAAATTTTTCAATGCTCCCAATATTTTTTGGTAGTGTTATGGCTATACTCGATATTTTTATGATGAGCAGTGTGAAGATGATACAGAATGGTACAATGTCATATGCATTTGGATTTCCATTTGCAACAATAGTGTATGCACTACAACCATATATATTCTTGAAAGCTCTCAACTATGAAAACATGACCGTTGTCAATCTAGTTTGGAATTTAATGAGTGATATAATTGTAACACTACAAGGTATATTCATTTTCGGAGAATCAATTAATGGATTACGCTGGATTGCAGTTTCAATGAGTCTTGTTTCGTTAGTATTATTCTCTTACACAGATTCTTCTTAGATTTAAACGTATAACAATTATAGTAAAAAATGTCATTGAATAGTATTGTTGATCATAGATACACTGATAAAAATACAGCTCATTCATATCTAGATATTTATGACGCTCTTTTTTCACCTCTTCGAACTTCTGCCACAAAAATACTAGAGGTTGGTGTTGATCACGGTGGTTCAATCGATTTATGGTCAAAGTACTTTACCAATGCAGAAGTTGTTGGAGTAGATTCTACACTTTCTCGCGTTGTTTATGATTTTTTGACAAATCCAAAAGTATCACTGTTTACACAGAATGCATACGATACAAAGTTTGTTGAAAGCCTAGGTCATGGTACATTTGATATTGTTATTGACGATGGTCCTCATACTCATCAATCAATGAAGGATTTTGCTTCTATGTATTCAAAGCTTCTAAAGCCGAGTGGAATTCTAGTAATTGAAGATATCCAGTCATCTGATTGGATACCATCAATTCTGTCATGTCTTCCATTTAATATGCAGAAGAATGTAGTTGTGTATGATGTGCGTCATATCAAAGGTCGTTATGACGATATCCTAATTGTAGCTAGAAATAATTAAATTTTTTCACATATAAACACTCCACATCCATTCCAAAATGTATCACCACCCTGATGATGAGATGTTGTGTTAACTAAAGGTATTTCACATGAATAATGAATCTTCATATTCATTTGATTTATTCCGTCCAACGTTCCCTGTTTTACACCAACCCAATCGCATGTCCAATCATCAATCATAATAATAACAAACTTTGAAAAAAATTGATAGTAGTATGTTATTGCTTTTCTCTGATCTTCATATGTGTGTGCTCCATCATACATGAATATATCAATAGGTTTATTTACATCAGTTGATGTAACTTTCCAGCAATCTTTATCTATTATTTTTATGTGTTTGTTTGTTAGATGTGTATTTATGTTTTTATAAAAATCATCTTTAGGGCCTCCAAATTCACACCAATTATCTATACAAAATCCGAATACACTCTCATTTTTATACATTGCTGATATAAATGAAGATCCTTTCCATGTTCCAACTTCTAAATAAGTAGAATCTGGTAAGTTGCAAATATTATTATACAAATGTCTTGTTTTTTTGCCGCTCATACCTTCCATGGTTAATACGTCATTGGAGAGTCTCGATACATCGCGATATGCATTCTGTATACTATTTTGTACATGATCTATTAACATTTGTAGTGACCCTGAAAGATGAACACCCAATGAGGTAGACGCCGCTGTATAAATATAATTATACAAAGGATCGTCCCAATTATGTGGAATCATATCTTGCTTTTTAAATTCATCAAGCAATACATCATAAGAATATTCTCGTCCACGTGAATCTTTTTTTGTACAAATTAAATCTAGTGCGGAACCTATATCTATAAAAATTCCATTTGGGCGTATTTTTGTAACTTCACAAATTAAAACCTTTGCGCCCATTCCACAAGAAGTTAACAAAATAAAGGGATCGTTATTTACAATATTTTTAATTTTTGTTATAATACTCTCTAGTTGCGTATCAAACCAATTATAAAGTGGAACATGAATCATGAAGTCTACGTTTAAAAGTTGTTTTGCTTTGATCATAAGCGGATTACAAATCATAATTTTTTTTATAGGAGATAACTTGATGGTTTTATATAATTTCACTTTAGCATAAAAAGACTCTGATTTTTCGTTGAGATCATTGTCAAATAATACAGTATGATATTTTGCCCATTTGATTTCTTTAGTTACAAATTGTTTCCAAAAATCAATAACAGAAAAATCGTGCCATAATCCCATATATGCATTATCTGCTACATCTACCATATATGCAAAGGATTCTTTTAATTTAATTCTTAAATTAGGTGTCATTGGATCACGATCACAATTTTGATTACCATTTCCACTAACACAACATGCTTCTCCATCACCATATTTTGAAAAGGAAACAGAAATTCTCTTTTCAACACATTCGGTTAGATAGTTAGTAATTTCCATTACTAGATAATGACAATCAAAAACGAATTATTAAACGAAAAATATCTTAATAATAAAATGGACGATCCTAAAACAAGACGTGAAACCAAAAAGACCGACAAAGAGAAAAAAGGCGGTCCTTATAGTTCAAAACATATTCGGAATGTGGAAAAGATTCAATCTGAAAAGCGTAAGTCACTAAAGACGAAGCAACGATGAATGTGAAACCTTCTGTGTTTTGCGATTATCGCGAGATTTTGTGTAATGTCCTGTTGCAGTTTTACGACATGTTTTTCCACGATAGGTTTTCTTTGCACATCCACTTTTGTAATACATTGCTCTCATAACATATCCTTTAAACGAAGGAAGTGTTGTGTGAAACTTAGGTGCTAAAAATTTGAACAACCCATACATCCATTTTAAATACTGTTTTTTGCTTTGAAGTTCAACTGGATGATCTTTTACATACCTTTCAAATGAATAAAATGGAAATACAATGCTCAATTTTTCTATAAAGGTACGCTGATTTGCCATATCAATTTCTTCAGGCTTATCAGGATAATTTATAGCAATCGAGAACAGAAAATCACGACCGGGAATTTCGGTTGACTTCAATTTCAAATAGTGTTCTTTAACCGTTTCAAATGAAGGATCCTCTCCGGGATTAATAACATTGGGATCATCTTTGCATTGAGAACGCAACTTATGGTTTACCATGTTATGAATTTCATACAACCACTTTCCGGGATCGCCGCGTAGAGGATGCTTATGTACAAACTCTGTAGTGCTAGCACGGCAGAACTTACAAGGTAATATATCCTTCATCTGAAGCAAAACGTCTTCGGGGTGTTCTGATTTGAACGCAATAAGGTGAAACAATTGCCATCCACTTGGCCCCCAATATCTAGTGTCCATTCACTAACAGTTATATCTATGCTGAAAAAGTTTCTGACTATAGTTGTAAAATGTCAGATCTCCTAACACTCTCACTTGCCGTTTATATCGGTCTGACGTTTGTAGACTTCTTCAAGGCTCTATCGCGTGACCTAGTTACCCCGCTCTTTGCCCCGCTTTTCCCCGGTGCTCAGAAGTCCATTACGACATTCACGGTTCAAGCTGGTCCATTTACTCTACCGGTAGGTGATGCATTAGCTGCAACCGTTCACTTACTTGTTGGGCTAATGTTGGTCAGTCTAGTGCTACCTTATATCCGTACATATGCTCCTCTAGTGTCTCGCAAGTAAAAAAGTGATGTTTATAAATAAGAATGGGAGCTTCACCGTCAGCACCCTCAAATGAACCGACACTCTATCAGAAAGCCACTGGTACGATTGCAGGTATTGCCGAGGCCGCAAAGAACGCAGTAGCCGGGGTTCCTGGTGCGGCA